GATGTTGTTCGAACGAGAAAGGAGGATGAAGAAATGAGGTGCGGGACATTAAGCAAAGAACGGTCGGCGCGTGACGCCGTGGACTCGGACGGGGTGAATTGCAGCGTGCGTTTCCCTCGCGGGGCGCAACGCTCATTCGACGCGGCGTATGAGCGGTGGCGGAAACGGAGGGGGCTGCCGAAAGGCACGTTCCAATACAACTTCGGGAAATACGCAGAATAAACGAAAGGAACAACATGGATAACGAAGGAGCAGTGCAGACAGTCGAACCTGAGTTCGAGCCTGGATGGCGAGACTTCGCGATGGGCGACGAGTTCATCATGAGGGTGATGCCGGAAGAATCCTCAAACCCTTGGTTGCGATTCCAAGTCGGGAAGAAGGAACAGCGGATGCAGAAGTTCCCGGTATTCGCAAACAGGGCCAGCAAGAAGATCGTGGATTGGGTCGGCGGGGGCATGACCGAAGTGTTCTCGTTGTTCGGCTGGGGCGACACGTGGGCCGCAGCCGAAGCGATGGCCCGGATCAACGGGAAGATGAGGCGGGAAACGAGAAAGGACATGGTATCACACAGCAACAAAAAGGAAACAAGCAATGAAGACAACAGTCGGAAAAACCAAGAAACAACGGACCAAGGACAACACGATGGCGATGTTCCCGGTGATGGCGAGGAAGATCGAGCGGCAGAAGCGGGTGGTGAAGGCGCTCAAAGCGGTCCGCAAGGCGCTCTGTGTTGACGGGCCGACGTGGCCAGCCGAGGACGTGGCGACGCTGATCGAGGCGTTGAAGGAACAGGTCCAGCCGCCGCCGCCTGGCGCCGAGCCGGAAACTATGGTGTGTGAGCAGGGATGCAACGAGTGAACGATACCACGACCATCCTGGTGACGATATTCGCCATCGTCGTCGTCATCTCGCTTGTGGACTGGTTCTTCAACTCATGAAATTCGCTTTACTTCCGGCGAGACCGGTGGTAAAGGTTGGGCAGAAAGCGGTGTAGAAACCGCCACGCATGAACAACAGGATTACAGTTGACAATTTGGCCGGTCGTAAACGTGCGCCACGGGACCCTTCCCGAGGGCGGCGGGATAGTCCTGTTTCCCGATTTCTACCACGTTGCGACCGGCCTTTCCTTTTGGCCTGGCGCGGACCCGTTTGCGGGAGCAATCCGCAAATGGTGAATGTCGAGTTCGCTCCGCGCCCGGCCATCATCAATATCATGAATTTCAAACCCAAAGAAGGAAAGCGCATTGCGCTCTCTGTATTCTTAGAAGAGAAACACCAACACCGATGGGAATACCACAGAGACGTGATTCATCCAAACGAGATCCCCAAAACTGCATCGTTCTGCGGTTGGATGCGCAATGAACGAGAAGAGAAAGAATGGTTGGAACGACACAAACACCATGAATACTGAACCAACATCAAAACGCGAACGGCCCTTCCCGCGTCGGTTTGTCAAATTCACCGGCGTCTGGATTCCGGCGATCATCTGGGAACATGCTGATTTGAACTGTACCGAGAAATGCCTGCTGGCCGAAATCCACGCGCTCTGCGAAGAAGATGGAGCATGCGGTGCTACAAATGAATGGCTCGGAAATCAAGTTGGTGGGCTTTCTGCGGTCAGAGTTAGCACTATCATCAGCAAGTCCAAAGACTTGGGACTGATCGAACAAACCTCGTTTGACGGCAGAAACCGAATCCTGAAAACCCTATTCCGTTAAGGGAAAACATACCACATGAAAACAAGTTGCATCAATCATCCTGCCAAGGAACCGCTCATCATAATCCGGCAATGGCAAGTCGAAGCGTGCGACGGCAACCATTGCGCCGCCGCCCTCCTTTCTTTCTTCGAGTACTGGCACAACATCCGACTGGAGCAATCCATCAAGGCTGCACAGGCGAACGACATCGCGGAGCGCCACGGCGACGGGCGCACGCAGGACGAGTCGTTCATCCAATGGCACAGCAGCAATGACCTTGAACGCGGGTTGCTCGGGCTCTATGCCCACGGCAAAATCGCCGAGGCAGTGAATCTGCTCAGCGGCAAAGGATTCATACGCACGCTCAGGAATCCGAATCCGCGTTACAAGTTCGACGCCACCAAGCACTTCGTTTTCAATGACGATGCCGTCAATGAGTGGATCGAGTCCAGATCTTCCGAAAATGGAGAATCCATCGCCCGAAAATCGGAAACGGGCTCCCGAAAAGGGAAAACGGTCGCTCAAAAACGGGAAATGACTATTGGAGAGGAAACTACTTCAGAGATTACGAAGGAAACTACTGAAGATACTCCCGCTGACGCGGGAGACGTTGCCAAGCCGCAAGCGGAGTCGATAGCGGAAAAGCCGAAATCGCCGGTGAAGGTGTTTGCCGAGAAATGGTGGGAGTCTTACAAGCGGCATACGGGGATGCCTTATTCGCCCCCGAACCGGGCGGCGGACTTTGCGGCGGCGAAGCGGATCACGAGCAACGGGCGGTCTGTGGACGAACTGATCGAGCTCGCGGAGTTCGCGTGGGAGCCGGGGAACCTCGAACGGTTCTACTGGTCGCAGGCCCAGAGCATCGCAGGCTTCGCGTCCCGGCTGACGAACATCCAGGCGGCGTTCGTCGCGAAGCGTGGGCGGAAATTGTCGGCTGAGGAACGGGAGGAGAACGTTAGAAACGGACAAGCGCATCTGAACACGTTGGCCGATTGGTGAAGTGAAAACGAAAGGAATCAAAATGGAAAACACAAAGCTACCGAATGAATTTCAAGCGTTTCCAAAGATAGCCCGTCTGTCCAGAGAGTGTTGGATAACGGAAAAAATTGATGGGACAAATGCAAGCATTCTCATCACGGAAGACGGACAAATGCTCGTCGGAAGCCGGACGCGATGGATCACGCCGGAACAGGACAACCACGGATTCGCCGCGTGGGCGTATGCGCACTGAGACTAACTTATGACGCTCGGGCCTGGGCGACATTTCGGGGAATGGTGGGGGCAAGGCATCCAACGCAAATACGGCATGAAGGAAAAGCGGTGGAGCTTGTTTAACGTGTCGCGCTGGTGTCTCGCCGGGGAAATTCCGCAACGCATCCCGACCGGCGATCCCCGCGTCGTGAAAATGCAAGACGTTCTGCCTGCTTGTTGCCACCTCGTTCCGGTTCTGTATCGCGGCATCTTCACGACGGACGCTTGCGAGAAGGCGTTGGATTGGCTTCGCGAAAACGGGAGCGCTGCATCGCCTGGATTCGACAAGCCGGAAGGCATCGTGTGTTTCCACACGGCTGGAAATGTAGGATTCAAAAAGACGCTCATCGGGGATGACGTTCCGAAATCACTCGTTCAAGCGTGATAGTTGAAAGGAATCGAATGGAAGTGATGTGTCAGGTATGCGGGAAGCCGGTTTATTTGCAGGACGTCCCGGACGACATGTCTCCGTTGTTCCGCAAGTCGCTGTTGAACGTTGCCAGGATGGCGGTCCACGGCGGGCCGGGCGACAAAGAGCAGACGTGCTGGAGCAAGATGTTCTGGCGTTGGACAAAACACCGGGAGGAGGAATCCGTCGTCCAGCGGATGGCGACTCTGGGCGGCGTGTGCCCCCCGGTGTTCCAGGAAACGAAGCTGGACCACGCGATGATGCGGACACCGCCAGCCTTGGCGGCGTTGGCGTGGAAGTGGGGGGAGCGCGGGCTCCTGCTCCACGGCAAGACGGACCAATGCAAGAGCCGCTGCGCTTACGAGATCCTGCGGCGCGAGCACATGGCTGGCCGGGCGTGCGTTCAGTACAATGCTGGCGAGTGGGTGTTGGCGTGCCTGACGCTCCGCACCGACTACAAGGCCGGACTCCGGTGGATCAACACGGTCAAGGATTGCGACCTGTTCATGATCGACGATTTCGGCAAGGCGCGTCTGGCGTACCGAGACCAAGAAGCGACGCAAGCAACCGAGTTGTTGTTCGACGTCTGCGAATACCGGTGGAAGCAAAAGCTGCCGGTCATCATGACGACGAACCTCGCCGGAAAAGAGTTCGGGGCGAAGTGGGGCGAACACGGGAAAGCGTTCGCCAGGAGGTTGGCTGAATTCTGCGAGGTGATCGAGTTTCCGAGGAAGGCTGTTGTTCAATGACGGACCACGAAAGAGAAAGCTTTACAAGCCATCGAAACGGGTGTTAGTTGCGCTCGACGAAAAACGAAAAACCAATGAACGAAAGGTAATCAGATGCCGAAACCGAAAGCGAAAGCACTCACCGAAACACAGACGGTCATCCTCAACGGAATCCACGCCGCCGTGGACATCCTTTTCAAGCGACGGATCGGGCAGATCGAGGAGCAACTTGAAGAGGCGCGGAAGGTGGCGGAAGTGGACAAGCTCAGGATTACGTTCCCGGTCAACATCGACTACGGCGAAAGCGTGCCGACAATCAAGGTCGGTCTCGCGTGGAGCCAGACTGTACGCGACGACATCATCTCCGCGATGCCAGACGTGAACCAAGGAACGTTCGATTTCATCACGGTCGCCGAGGCCAAAGCCGCTTTGGAAGGAACGGGCGGCGATGGGGAGGACGACGAATGAGGAACGACACAACATTGACACCGAACGTGGCTCAAGTGTTGCGGTTGGTCGAGCGCGTCGCGCTGGCGTTGGTCACGGAGCGAGATCAGTTCGAGTTCGGGTACGCATACGAGCGAGGCACGTTGATGGTCAAGATGAAAGCCAATCTGGCCGACGTGAAGCGGTTGGTCGGGAAAAACGGGACTCACATCTCAGCGTTGTTGACCGTGGCGTGGACGGTCGGGACGGCGCTCGGAGTGCGGTCCATCGAGATCGACAGGATCAGCATCGGGCAAAAACCAGAGGCTCCGTTCATCAAGTTCAACCCAAAGCCCGGCGTCTCACTGGAGCCAATCGTTGATCTTGTCAGCGAAATCGTCGAAACGGTATGGCCGCAACAGTGCGATATTGGTGTGCGGGATCGCAACAACTACGCGACGGATATTATCGTCCAAGTCAACGCGGACCACGACAACATCATCGAGAATCTGTCGCACGCCCTGCGGTCGCTGTTCATGACCGCAGGGATCAACATCGGGAGGTTATGCTATGTCACTGTCGAGGGAAACAGCGCAACGGATTGGCGCGAGGTTGATGCCGCACGTCGAGCAACACGACCCTTTCACATACCTTGTCCAGTCGAGGACCAAGGCAAGCCGGAAATACCTCGTAAGCATCGCGGCGAATTGGGGAAACGGAAAATGCACATGCACGGATTTCGAAGCCAGAAGAAATCCAGTGCTGCGAAAGACTGGCGTCCAGGGAGAGAGGAATGAATGCTGGCACATCAAGCAGGCGAAGCGGTATTGGGCGCTCATCACGATCTTCGCGACAGCGCCGCAAGAAGCCCTGGCCGAAGGCGTGCTGGACTCGCCTCCCGAAACGCATGAGGAAACCTTTGCGTTCTGAGGAGAAATCGCAGCGCAAGCTGGATCGTATGAAACAGTACAGGATAGAAAAGATCGAAGCTGCCAAGACTCGCGGGAAAGTTTGGCTGCACGAACTCCGCGCTATCTTCGGGACGTGCGAGCGGTGCGATACTATTTCGATCCTCGACGTTCACCACGTCCGGGGCCGGGCTGGGGCACTGTTGTGCAACCAGCAGTATTGGAAGCTGGTCTGCTCATGCTGCCACAGATGGATTCACGATAATCCCGAACAAGCGAGATCATGGGGATGGCTGGCGCAACCTGGGGATTGGGGGAGAGAACCATGACAACACCTGACCCAAACGCAGTTAAATGCTCCCGATGCGGGTGCCTGGGCAACTCGTCCTGTGGCCACGAACCGCTGGACAAGGAGAAGTGCTGCACCTTGGACCAAGTCGGAGTGTGTCCGTGCTGCCGGGCGAAGGAGCGCGAAACAAATGTATTATCCTGCGGGTGCCATGAGACTACTAAAAGAACAACGCGTGCGTTCAAAGATGCTGACGGCGGGCCGCTGTTCGTTGCGGGTTACACGTGCAAGTGCGGGCGTTGCTTCTACAAGAAGCCAGAGTATGGCAACTGGAGCAACGCAGAACGAGAAGGTGAGCGATGGCCGCTGACAACGACATCCTAATTGCGAATGACCGCTACAGCGGCCATTCGCTCGACCGCCGGGTTCGGGCGCTGGCGCTCCAATGGTACAAACGAGCCAAGCTCTATCACAACGCTGGCGAGCGAAGCAGCGACCCGCTGAAAGCAATCGCCCAGACGCTACGCAACTGTGCCGACGAACTGCGGGCCACAGCAAAGAAGCGCCCGAACCCCAAGCTGAGCGACCGCACAACCACATGAGCATCCAACCAACACAGACAACTGGCGGTTCGCTCAAGTGCATGGTTGGACTTGCTCTCTTGGGATGCGTTGGGATGACCGCAAATACGAAGTTCGGAGGTCTTGGTAGTCCTCCTCGCGAGCGTAAATGTGCGCTGCCCGGATGCAACAGGATGCATTACCACAATGGAGGATACTGTTGCGCTGAGCACTGCCGCGAGCATCGCAGCAGACTGAAGGCCAACGACAAGCTCACCGACGCCGGAACGCAGGCGTCCAAATGAAACCTGAAGCGTTGCCCGGCGTTCGGTGCAGCGCATTGTTAGGTGCAAATATGAGTATGCAATCACAGACCGAGCGAGAAGAAGAAGCCATCATCGAAGCCGAGAACCGTGGAGAAATAAGCCACGCTCAAGCCATCAAGGAAATCAATGAACTGTGGCGGGACTACCGTGCGGCAGCACGCGAATCCGCCGAGGAAGCCTACCGGAGCGAACTGGAGCGATGGTAGCACCTAACCCCAGAATATGATTGGGCGTACACAATCGCTGAGATTCTCAAGTAACCGCAAAGCTCGTCGCGAGCGGATGTTGCGTCGCATGGCCGCAATGCGCGCCGCCAAGGAGAGGAAGCGGTTGGCAAATCCGATTGAGCGCGAACCCAGAATGGAGCGGTGGTATCCACTTGAACTTGAATTCCGCGACCGACGCACCGGAGAGATCGCCTGGGTGCCATTTCGCTCGATTCGGGACGCGACGCGTCGGTTGTCAATCGTCCGCAGAGAATACGCATGAATGTGCTAAGGAAAATGAAGGTGAGCCCATGAACACCGATACTAACAACCATCCGTTTCCGCAAGCGACGGGTGTGGAAATCAAAGCTGTGACTCCCGCACGCGGGACCTAGTTGGCCGGCGAGATCATCGCGTGTTTGCGAGCCAACCTGTTGTGCGGGAGACTGACGACGGAATAGGAACAGAGAATGAAACATGAGTTCTTCGAACGACTCAGGAAAAGCGGTTGGCGTGAAAATGAAGACGGTTCGTGGAGCAAGCCTGGTGCTGTGGCTCGATTACGTCCCACCGAGCCTGAACGCGATCCTCAGCGCACCGTTGCGGGCGCGGTTCGGAATGAAAGCGAAGGCGCGGGCAGCGTGGTGCGATGCAGTGTTGCCCGACGACGTCGAAACCAACTACCGGTTGTTGCGGTTACGTTCGTTGCTTTCGTCCGACGGCTCCGGGACGACGATAACCTGATCGGTGGTCTGAAAGTCCTACGGGACGCCGTCGCGTTCTCGCTCGGGGTTGATGACGCGGACCCGCGAGTGTTGTGGCAGTGCCGGCAGATCGAGACGCGGGGACGAGTCGGAACGCTTGTGCGGATCGAGGCGCACGGCCTGACCGAGGCGCAGGCCAAGGCGGTGCAAGGACTGATCGGCTCGGACGGCTTGCACGGCACGGTTACCGCGACCAAAATCTACACCGCGAGTGATGCGTGGCACACCGAGAGGCACACGCTCGTCGGCGGCGAGAAGCTGGCTGAACTGGAGCATGCGCTCAAGATCGAGCGCGTGTCGGTGAGCGTGGCGAAAGGGGGTGCGGCGTGAATCTGTCTCAAGCATTGGAGTTGGCGAAATCGGCGACATGCACGCCGGAACAGTGGAAAGAGGCTGAGGCGGTCATCCTTGCCAAAGGGCTGTGCCCGGCGTGCGCCGAGGACGGTTTCCGGCAGAGGCTCGGGCGGTACGAACTGCCGACTCATGAGAGTTACGGCGGGCGTGCATGCCCGTCCTGCGAGATGTTCTGGCCATCGCCTGGGCAGGCTGGGGACATGCAGTCGAACGAGCCGGACTACGGCGGGGCATTCGACGGGCTCAGCACGGTCTACTCGGATGCGGGTCCAGGCTTATGAATTACAGAACCATCATCGAAGAGGCAGCGGATCGTGCTGCGCGTCATCGGTCGTCGGTCAAGGCTTCCGTCTGGAGGTTGGTGAAACGACTGAATTATCATAGTCGAGCCAAGGTTTGCGGCGGGCTCGTCTATTTTCCTGATGGGAGGGTGTTGGATTGGACTCGTCTGTATTGGGGCGAATGCATCAAGTGGTTTTGAGCGGTCGGCGTCGCCCCATCCGTGTGATGGGGCGCAGCCGGTCGGCAAACACGCCGGTCGGGAACAACAAACACAGAGGAATCCAATGCCTAAAGAAAACAATGTCCCCGAGTTCGACGCCAACGAGATTGCCAAGGTCAGCGGCGAGTTCCTATTCATCCGTCTGCCGTTGCAGTTGCCTTCACCGTCCGCCAGCGGCAAGACGTTGGTCGTTGCCACGACTCACGGCAATCGCCCGACGAGCGCGGTGATTGACGGCAAGCCGGTCACTGTTGGGGTCAACGCATACATCCCGCGCTGACAAGTCGGAAACCGAACCAAGAAACAGGAGAAATCCCATGAAAGGCAGCACCAAATATTTCAACCATGACGCCGTTCTTAGTGACACCGACATTCAGGTTCGGTGCCCTGTGGCGTTCGAGCGCGGCAACGCGAGCCGGTGTTCGGCTCGTTACGTCCACGTCGGTACGGACCAGATCATCGCCGGGTTGCGTGGAGTCGGCTGGATGCCGGTCCACGCGGAACAGCAGCGTTGTCGGTCGGTGGACCGACAGGGATTCCAGAAACACGAAATCTGGTTCCGCCGCCAGGACGACATAGACAGCATCAAGCCGCACAACATCGAGTTGGTCCTGGACAACTCGCATGATGCCGGGTGCTCCTATACCCTGAGCGTCGGGATCTGGCGGCGGATCTGCTCGAACGGGCTGGTTGTGTCGGGTGGCTCTTTCGAGAGCATCCGTTACCGGCACATGGGCTTGTCGGCGGGTGACGTCGTGGACGGGTCGCTCAAGGTGGGCGAGATGATGCCGGAACTGGCCGACAGGATCGAGCGGTTCCAGGCGCGGGAGTTGGGCGATGGCGAAGCGGCGGAGTTCGCGAGGCGAGCCGTCGCGTTGCGGTGGGAAGGCAATCTTCCAGTCAAGCCGGACCAATTGCTTGGTGTCCGCAGATTGGATGATGCCGGGCAAAGCGTGTGGCGCGTGCTGAACCGGGTTCAAGAGAACATCGTCCACGGCGGCATGACCGGTCGGCGGGCTCGGGTTGGTGGCGGTCCTGACCGGACGTTTCGGGTGCAAGCGTTGCGTGGGATCGACTCCCGGCTCCGCGTCAACCGGGGGCTGTGGGCGTTGGCGGACGAGGCCCTTGAAGGAAAGTGGAACTGATGAAAAAGATCGGCAACTTCGAGTTCCCAACATTGCCATTTCAGGCCGAGCACTGGGAACCGTTCGTCATGTGCACGCCACTAGCCAAGCGAGTGTTGGTGGTCGCCCAGACGCGGATCGAGGGGAAATGGTGCGCTTACATTGACGCAGTTCCCGGCGAATGTCACAAAACGGAGACCGACTCCGTTCTGGCGCACGGGAGCAAGATGCCAGAACCTGTTGCGAGGATCTTGTTCCCGACATTCGACGGCGTTCCGTATGCCGATTGATCACAAAGGACCGGCCTCGCGGTCTGTCCTCCAATGCGGCCCGGCATTGTGCCGGACGGTCCCAAGCCCGTGCGAACGCAGAGGGTCAAAACGAATGAAAACGAATCGAGACAAAATGCCTGACTTGTCAGAAGTGCTGGACACGACGGAATACGCGCATCTCCTCCGTCGTAAATCCAAGCGTCACAAGAAGGAGAAAGCGTCCAAGTGAACGCACTGACTATAATCATGATTGTGTCGGCTCTGTTGCTCGCTGGATGGTTTCTGATCGTGCTGGCGACGATCATGCTGGACAGCGAGGACTCGGACGAGTGGAAATGAACACTTTGTTGCCCGTGCCTGTGCTGGCCGATAGCAGATGCAGTGAACACGTTGTCTCTCGTATGAAGGCTACGTGCGTAGCAATAGCGGCGAAGTGCGAGAGAGCACAGGTTGACTAGATTCGATCGAAAAACTAGAAACTCTCGCAGCGGGCAACACCAATTTCCAAGGCACTTATTTATGATCGAACAAGAAGCGCATCAAAAAGGAGAACGTGCCAGAGCTGCCGGTAGGCTTGTAGAACTCTGGTTGGAACACCCGTGGGTTGCTCACGACATGCACGAACAAGCTGCGTCCGCATACGAACAGCTTGTTGATGATGGGACCAAACGCTTTGAGCGTTTGGCCTCTGAACACAGAACAGCCGCCAGATACTTTGCTTTGTTAGAAGCAAACTGGAATAAACTAATGGGTTATAACCAAAGGGATGCGTCAAAGGCGCAGAGTGAAACATCCTAAATGACTTTTTCCACCCGACAAGTCCGGCGCGGACGAGGTGAGCGATGGCTGCCGAAAGCGCGCTCACGACGACACCAAAACGATATGAGTAACCAACAACGCCCCGAAACGGAGACGCGGGGCAGCCATTCGTCTCCACCGTCTTGTTCGGCGGATCGTGTCATCATCGGTGAGTCACTCCAAGCTGGATGGCCAATCTCCGCGTCGGTATATCATCCAGACGGAAAGGGGGACTTCGGAATGCCTCCGATGCGCTGGGTGAAGCGTCTCGACAGCACGTTCGCGCTCGAATGCTACGTGTTCGGGCAATCCAAATGGGTGGAAGTGCCGCTGTGGAATAGTCAGCCGAACACTCCGGGTGAGCGACCGGGCGCGACAACCAACACGCTTTGATATGTCAACCAAGACTCGAACTGCCAAACGCTCCGCCGGGTTCGCTCGACCCGGTGGTTCTACCGCACCCGCATGGCGAAAGAACTTCGTCAAATGCACATGCCTCCATCCTGGATGCCCGCGCACGAGCCTACTGGAGCGCAAATATCTGGAAAGCTATGTGCCGAAAGCAACCGTCGAAATCCGAAGCGACTGTCCGTGGCACGAGAAGCAAGGAATGAAAGCATACCCCGAATACTACTATGACGCACAGGGAAGGGAACTGGACTGGGAAACTGGAAAGCCTGTGCGGTAGAACGCAAAGCTCAGAGATGGCGCGACAGAGAGGCGACCATCTTCACCGGAAACATAATCGCGCCATTCTCTGAAGCGCCTGGTTAGAGCACAACGAACAATGAAAACACTGACTCCTGGACACAAATACGAACTCGAAAACTTCGAGGCCAAAGACCAACCCGGCCAGATCATCCAATTCATCGAAAAGAAACCGGCAGGCGATGGAATAGTCGCTGCTGGCCCGGACGCACAACCCGGCGCATTGATGACTGTCAACGATGGCACCACAAATGAAGAAGTGCTCCGCGTGCTGATTGATCGAATGCACTCGCTTCAGGCGAAATTCCCGTGCCGCGAAAACGCCATCGTGACAACATACCTCGAAACTGGGCTGCTCTGGCTGGAAAAGCGCACCGCTGACCGGAAGGCTCGCGGCGTCGAAGGCAAACACCTCAAGTGAACAATCTGCACAAATCGCGACGCATAAGGAGTATGCCGTTTATGCAGAGAGCGGAGTCGCCTAATGCCAGCGTTGGCGAAGCGAAAGCCGAAAGTGCCCACCGCAATGCAACTCGCATCACTTATCTTGCAGGTTCAAATCCTGCCGCGCTCATCACTTCCCCACTGGTCGGGATCAATAGGCCAGCAGCCGGAATGACCGCGTAAATAGGCGGCGTCTGCCCCACGATACGGGGCAACGAATTTCCAGCGGCAATCACGCCGTTGGATGAACAGGAAGGAAATACAATGAACAAAAAGCAAGGCGGGTTTGCGGACATCATCACCATTCTGATCGCTGGCGCGATCATTTTGGGTACGGGCATCATCTTAGACGCGCACAAGAGTTTGGTGCAGGACGAATTGCCCGACAGCTTCGACTACCCCATTAGCATCTACTCGGAGGTGCAATGAGTGATGACACACCACGCGATCCTTATAGGGCTTGGAGTTACACCGACCGTTGCGATGCGCGTGATAGGGGCGAGACAGAAGCTGTCAGAAAATGGGACGCTGATTCCGAATCATCACAACGTGCCTACGACAGTTGGCGGGCCGGTGGTGAGTTCAGCGATCCGAATGAGGACGGTAGATTCCACTAACAAAACGGAGGTGCAATGACATCACAACAAATACGCCAGTTTGTCGCGCTCGTGCGGACTGACACACCAGCAGATTGTACCCAATGGCAGTTGACAGTCACCTGCGACGGGTACGACGCGAACCTCAAAACCAACGACCCTATTGAGCTTGAGCGTAACGGGGTGGCAATGCGCAATCTGCGCGGCGAGTGGATTGTGCCGCAGAAAACGGAGGAACAATGATCGACCCAGTCGAGCGAGTCGCATTGATTATACTCATCACAGTCATCCTCACATGCCTGCTAACAGCACCATGAAACTTCTGGCCTCTCTCGTTTTTGCGTGTTGGGGCCTGGTCGCGCAATCACAACCAACGACACGACCAGTTCAGAGTGGTTGTGCGACCGAATCTTACACGGTCACCGCTTATTGCGCCTGCAAGAAATGCTGCGGGCGCTGGAGCGGCGGACCCACAGCAAGCGGCAAGATGCCAGTGGCCGGCGTAACGTGCGCCGGACCGAGGTCGGTCCCGTTTGGGACTCGGGTGCACATCGAGGGCGTCGGCGTGCGGGTGGTGCAGGACCGACTGGCGCGAAAGTATGACAAACGATTCGACGTGTTCTTTTCAAGCCACGCCGAGGCGTTGAAATTCGGCAAACGACGGTTGAAAGTGGAGGTGTTGCAATTTCCGCCATCGCTCGGAACGAAACCACGCCGCGCAGCGAAACGACACGGGCGCGGCGGACTGGAAAAACGGAGGATGGTATGAAGTGACGCGCATGGCGGGCGGGGAAATGCCACTCCGCCCGCCTTTTCCGCCTTTTCCATGCCCGAAAATAAATAAAAATAAATCTTGCAATCGGTAACGGGGAGGGGTAAATTCATAGCATGACAACGAAATCAAATACGGAGACAACACCGGCGGTCTGGTTCAGCCGCCACGCGCCGACGACGGCGCAGATCGCGGATGTTCGCGTATGCGGGCATCACTTGGTGGACGTGGAGACCGGGATGGATTATGGCAAGATGGTCATCAACACGTTTGCGGATCGGGACGCGATGATGGTCGCGCTCCGCGAGTTGGTCGTCCGCAACGGGGCGGAGGCGATATTCGGCGTCGCGCCGACGCCGATCCTGGGCGCGATGCACAGGGGCATCTTGGGGTCAAAACGAACGGTGCCGTTCTACGCATCGTGGAACGTGGCCCGGTCGGTCGAAGGTGGCAAGCCGTCATTCGAGCATTTCCTCTTCGAGGAAGTCGGCGCGTTCAAGGCGGAGTGAAGGAAAGGAAATCAAATGAACATCATTCACGTGATCGAGACGGATTCCGGCGAGGTCGAGTTGCGCGTTGAGTTCGGCGCGACTCCTTTCCGGCGCGGGATGCGGGATTCGTTGTGCGGGCGGCGCGGTGCTGGCCCGGCGCTGGAGCCGGACGAACCGGCAGCGGTCGAGGTCGAGTCCGTCAGAAATGCGGTGACGGGTGAGCCGGTCGAGTTGGACAATGCCGAGATGGACCGCGTTATCCAGGCATGTTGGGAGTCCGTCGCTGACAGCGAGGACGACTATTTCGAGGACCGATGAAACAATCTAGGCGGAGAAGCGGGTTTGAATCCCGCACGGTTCTAGACCGTTGGGCGTACTGAATATCGCCGCCGCCGATAAACTCAAAATCAAATGAATATCGAGATCGAGAAACTGACGACGTGGACAACGGGCCGGGAAGTGCGCACGCAGAACGGGCCGCGCATCCTTCGCAAAGGACCGCTCACAGCCGAATATCGAGCGGCGTGGCGAGCCAACAAGGAGGCGATGAAAGCCGTCGGCCTGAGCATGGGACCGGTGGACCGGAACAACACGCAGGGGGACTGGGAAGCGATCTGGTGGCAGCCGATTAACGGCGAGGTCGCCAAGGAGCGCGACGCGGCGGTGGCGGCGAGCAGGGCGACGGATGCTGCGGTGGACATCCCAGTGCCGTCCGGTCTTGCTTACATGCCGTTCCAGCGAGCCGGGATCGCGTTTGCGACGGGCAAGTCGGGTGTGCTGTTGGCTGATGAAATGGGATTGGGGAAAACCATCCAAGCTATCGGCATCATCAATGCGGACCCGTCAATTAAACGGGTGCTAGTCGTGTGCCCGGCGTCGCTCAAGGTCAACTGGCGGAACGAACTGAACAAGTGGCTCGTCCGCCCGGCGCGGGTTGCGATCCAAAACTCCGGCCAACCGTGGGCCGGGTCGGTAGCAGACATCATCGTGGTCAATTACGACATCCTGGGCAAATTCACCCGGCAACTCATGTCAGAGACGTGGGATCTGCTTGTAGCGGATGAGTGCCAATACGCGAAAAACCCGCAGGCGCAACGGACCAAGCTGCTCGTCGGTGCGCAGCGCAAGGCTGACCGGGAAAAGTATCCCGGCATCCGGGCTGTGCGCAAGGTGTGCGCGACCGGCACGCCGATTCTCAACAAGCCGGTCGAGTTGTTCCCGATCCTGGATTACATCGCTCCTGGGCAATGGGGGTTCAAGGACAAGATCCGATATTGCAAAGGGTACAAAGGGCGATGGGGATGGGACTTTACCGGGCACGCGCACGAAGAGGAATTCCAGCGCCGTCTCCGGGAGACGGTAATGGTGCGTCGGCTCAAGCGGGACGTGCTGACGGAGTTGCCCGCCAAGCGTCGCCAGATCATCGAGTTGGATGCCGGGGACGCCGCCAGCCTATGCGCCGAGGAGGTCGACCTGTACGACGGGAACAGCGAAGAGATCGAGGCGGCGAGCGCGGACAAGGCATTGGCCGAAGCTGCGGATGACGAAGAGGCATACAAGAACGCCGTCGCCCGGCTCCGCAGCGCACAGAAAGTCGCTTTCGAGCGCATCTCAAAGGTGCGGCACGAAGTCGCTCTGGCCAAGGTCGAGCAGGCGGTGGACCACGTCATGGACGTTCTCGAAAGCACGCCGAAGCTGGTCGTGTTCGCCCATCACTTGGACGTCATCGCTCGGATCGAGCGGGAGTTGACGGAGAGGTTGCAGGCGGAGGGATCGGCAAGCAATCCTGTGTGCGTCGTCACTGGCCAGACGCCGGTGGGCGAGCGCCAGGGTATCGTGGATAGGTTCAATACTGATCCTGGCAAGCGTGCGCTGATTCTGGGCATCCATGCGGTTGGAGTTGGTCTGAGCGTCAAGGCGTCGGTCGGGGTGTTCGTCGAACTCGAGTGGGTACCCGGCATCATCAGTCAAGCCGAGGATCGGTGTTTGTTGGAGAAATCTCTTGTTTGCTATCGTCGGCCTGCTATAATGTCGGGCATGAGTTTAACGGCGATAGAGAACATCCGAGAAGGCGACGAAGTGCTCACCGAAGCTGGCAAGTTCGCCAAAGTACTTCGGGTACATCAACACAGCGAACACCATCCGATGGTGACTGAGATCGAATATGTCGGGTGGCATGAGCCGTTAAGATGCACCTACGATCACGCGATTTTTGTGAGGCGTGACGGTAAGAACCGTTGGGTTTTGGCCCATGAGCTTCTGCCGAATGATTCTATGGTTTTTCCCAAAATGGCAGATTGCACACCGCTCCAGTATGTTGAAATCAAAAAGGAGTGGAGACTCTATGAGACGGGACAGAAATCCCAAAAGTGCATTAAGTGCGGAGCGTCACAAATAGAGGCCAGATCCATGTGCCGAGTTTGCTACAGGAAAGAGATTCATGGTAAATCACGGCCACCGAAGCCGGTGCAGATAAATCCAAGGTATGTCAGACTTCCGGATCATATTGAGATCAACGATGAATGGCTCTACCTTTTCGGCTGGTACGCTGCCGAGGGATTCGCAAGCATCAGTCCAGGAAAGTCTCGGTTTGTGTCTTTCTCTGGACATGAAGAAGAAGAGCCAACGCTCAGGAGAATCGAGAAAACGATAAATGCGCTCGGAATCAAGTGTGGTCTGTGTCGAAATCGTAAAACAAAAGGCATCGAGTTACGCGCTTATTCCGGGGAACTCGCTTTGTGGTTTCGGGATTGGTTCGGACACACTGCTGCACACAAAAAACTGCCCGATGTTCTGACGGAGGTTTCATCTGAGCAGTCGGCTATTATTCTGCGCGGCTACACTGACGGAGATGGTTGCCGAAGGAGTCATAGTGACGGTAAATCTGTAGAGGTGCGGTGGTCTTCAAAGAGCCAACAACTTTCTTGGCAGATGGCTATGCTTGCGGTTAAGGCTGGTTTTATTCCAAGGATGAAAGTCGAAGGGGACCAACAGTGGGCTGGTGCATATACGGACGGTCGGTGTGGTAACAAGAGACTTAGGGAGCAGGATAACGAGTTCATTTACAGGCCGATTCGTTCAGTCAAGACCGAGCGTGTCAAGGATCACAAATGGGTCAAACTTTACGATTTAACCGTTGAAGGTGATCACCATTCTTTTACGGTTGGGTTCGCGACTGTTCACAACTGCCACGGTATCGGGCGCGGTATCGAGGGAGAGCCGTTGCTGGTCCAGCACTTGGTCCTGGAGGGGAGCCTGGATTCGAGAATGGCCAAGATCGTCGTGGCGAAGCAGGACATCGCTGACCGGATGTTGGACAAGGACATGGCCAAGCTGGCGAACGGCGAGCCGGTAACGGCTCTGGACATTGAGTTCGACGCAGACAAGATCCGACGTGAAGACGCCAAGGCAGAGGACCCGGAGTTGCATGACGCGGTCTTGCGCGGGTTGCAGATGTTGGCCGGGGTGTGCGACGGGGCGGCGATGCGGGACGACATGGGCTTCAACGGATGCGACGCGAGGATCGGGCACTCGTTGGCTCGGCTGTCGCGCCTGAGCCCAAAGCAGGTGGCGCTTGGGCGGCGGCTCCTCATCAAGTACCGTCGCCAACTGACAGACGAAGTGAACGCGAAGATCAGGGACAACGAATGAAGATGAAACAGAAATATACGCGGCAGCTTTATGAGCGGTTGGTTTCCATCATCGCAGAGTTGCGTCCAATCGTGGACGGGAATCCTGGACATGGGCAACTGCGAGACATCAACAGGAGATTGCAACTCGCGGCGCAATGGAGTGCGGCGGGACTGCCGAAAGACGGTTGAAAGAAACTTGTTGCGCTGCGACATGTCCAGGTGTAGGTCAAGAGGGAGAAAGGCGAAACGAATGAAGACGAGAGACAGGACGCGGAAACGGCGGCGGGTTAAGAACAGCGCCGGGACGGATGCGTGGAATCGGGAGATCGAGCCGTATTGCGAGCACGGCAAGCTGAATCGCGGATACCAAACGCGGGTGGCTCGGACCATGACGCGGGATTACGGCGTCAATGTGAGCCCGCCGCAGGTCCAGCAATGGCTCGCGCCGAACCCGGCGAAACGGGTGGAGCCGAAAGTCGGCATCTCTGCCATCCTCCTCGCGGCGTGCCGGATCGAGATGGGGCAAGTCAATCAACTCGACGACGAATGAAGCCAAAACGGAAATCCGATTCGGAACAGGCAGACATTACGCACATAAAGGACCTGAAGCCGGACCAGCGCAACGCCAGGAAGCATAACGCTCGAAATATCGGCATGATCGAGGACGCGCTGAACGAAGTCGGCGCTGCCAGGTCAATCGTGATCGACGAAGATGGGCGGATCTTGGCTGGCAACGGAACGGTCGAAGCGGCGGCACAAGCAGGAATCGAGCGGGTCAAAGTGGTGGAGGCGGACGGTGAAGAGATTGTGGCGGTGCGACGCCGTGGACTGACTGAGAAACAGAAACGCAGGTTGGCGCTGTTCGACAATCGAACGGCGGAATTGGCGGAATGGGAAATTGACGTGGTTCGGGAGATCGTGGCGGAGGATGCTGAGGCGCTGAAAGGGATGTTTGGGGAGCAGGAACTTAAGGGATTGCTTGCACAAGTCGAACCGCCACAGACATTCCCGACCGTAGGCGATGACATCAAGACTGAGCATGAATGTCCGAAATGCGGATACCGATGGCGCGGTTGGCAAAGTAGACACGTCGGGGAGGAAGGTGACGATAGTACGGCTTGATCGACCATCACCAAGCATTCAAGCAATCGGAATCGGGGGGGGGTGGACGTCGCAATACTACGTCGAAACGGAATCAGATCAAGTGAGCGTGAAGACTGACAAGCCACCTTATCGCGTGCCGAGCATGGCAGAGATTGCTGCCGTGCCTGATACCGGTCTGCGTGTAGTATCCACGTTCAGCGGGTGCGGTGGTTCGTGTTTGGGGTATCGCATGGCCGGGTTCAAAGTCGTGTGGGCAAACGAATTCGTTCCGTCGGCGCAAGCGAGCTACAACGCCAACAAAACTGAGGATTGCTTCCTCGATTGTCGCGATATTCGGAACGTTCAACCAAAGGAAATCCTCAAGCAAACGGGTTTGAAAATAGGCGAGTTGGATTTGCTTGACGGATCGCCGCCATGCCAAGCTTTCTCTACTGCTGGTAAGCGTGAAAAGGGATGGGGAAAAGCCAAGACATACGAACACGGTGCAAAGCAATGCAACGAGCAGTTATTTGACGAGTATGTGCGGATTCTGCGAGGGCTGAAACCGAAAGTATTCGTGGCGGAGAATGTCAGCGGCTTGGTCAAAGGTACGGCAATAGGAATGTTCCTGGAGATTCTGAAAGCGCTCAAAGCGAGCGGATACCGGGTTGAATGTCGAGTTCTCGATGCGCAATGGCTTGGAGTTCCGCAGACCAGATCGAGGGTCATCTTCATCGGTGTGCGAAATGATTTCGGCCTGTCCCCATCATTCCCGAAACCGTTTCCGTATCGGTATAGCGTGCGGGACGCGCTGCCGGAAATAGGCAAAGTAATTCATGAAAGCGGAGGATTCAGTAAAAAGAGTGTTGCAGAACAGCCAATGCCGGCAATTACGGCAACTCAATGTCGTGTAAACATAGAATGGCCGAATCGCGGTTTTCGTGGCGGGACAAAGTCCAGTATTAACGATCCGTTGCCAAGCGTTCAAACTGGTCAAGGCGTGACAGGGGGGACAGGGGGGACAGTCATTACTGATGGGGTTCAAAAGCGAAAGTTCACCATCGCTGAACTGAAGCGCATCTGCGCGTTCCCGGATGATTTCGTTTTGCTCGGTTCGTATGCGCAGCAGTGGGCGTGCCTCGGAAATTCTGTCCCGCCGCTCATGATGTTTCAGATTGCAAAGACGCTCCATGACGAAGTGTTCGCCAAGCTATATGCTTGAAACAACCGCAATTCCGTGATTCATTCCACCCTGTGAACGCAGAACCGAAATCAATCAAGCCACGTCGTAAACCAACGGCGGCGGAACATGCCGAGCGCGTTGATTTCGTCGCTACCATGCTGGCCAGATTGTGTACCCGTAGCGAAATCCATAAAGCCGTCAAAGAGAAATACGGCGATTTGCATTGGCGAACTGCGGACAGGTATATGGTTCGAGCGCGAGAACAGCTTCACAAGCAAGCATCTCTGACGAAAAGTGAAGCAATGGAAATCGGGCTCAGCGTCATTCTCGGCGTGATCAAAACTGGTACGCCAACTGTTCGCATTCGGGCAGAGGAGCGGCTCGCGTCAATCATGGGTTATGACGCGCCGAAACGATCCGAGTACAGCGGTCCAGGCGGGTTGCCGATCCAGACGGCGCAAGTTCACATCGACATGGCGGCGGTCCAGCGGCGGGTGGCGGAGGCCGTCGAGGGCGAAGAGCGTATGCGGATGCTGGAGGAGCGCGGGCTGGTCATCGTGCCGCCGATAGAGGGGGGAGGCAATGGGAATGGCCACAACGGCGACGACTCCCAAGACGGTTGACACCGTCGACACCAGCGCCACGCTTTCCCGCTACGTCGCGAGGGTCAACCACAAGTTCATCTTCTCGCGCACTGGGTTCCACTCCTATGTCTGCCGGCGTTTGGACGAGTTGGAGCAAGGCCGGTGCAACCGACTAATCCTGACCTGCCCGCCCCAGCACGGAAAATCGACGTTGGTCGCGGAGGAGTTTGTTTCATGGCATCTGGGCAGGCATCCCGATCATCGCGTCGTGCTGGCGTCGTATTCGCAGACACGCTCGATCCGGCACGGTCGGTCGGCACGTGAGCGGCTTCGTGATCCTGGATTCCAAGCTGTTTTCCCGGCGTGCAAGCTCTGGGAAGGCGGGAGCGCGGCGGCGGCATCCTGGCAGACCACGGATGGCGGCGGGTGCATCAGTGTCGGCACGGGCGGGTCGCTCACGGGCGAGACTGCGGATCTGATGGTCATCGACGACCCGGTGGCGAACGCGGAGGAAGCCAACAGCCCGACCATGCGGGAAAACGTATGGGACTGGTTCCTGTCGACGGCGATGACTCGATTGAGCGAGAAAGGGATCGTAGTCATCATCATGTGCATGACAGGAGACACTCCGATTCTGATGGCTGACGGCACAGAACGACAACTCCGAGAAATCAAGCCGGGAGACCGTGTGGCCACTTATGACGGAGGGAAACTGAGATCGTCCACCGTCAAAAACCACCGAAGCAATGGTAAAGATTCAGTCTTGAAAATCAGGATGACTAGCGGCAAAGTTGTCCGTGCAAACGAGAGGCATCCGTTTCTCGTTGAAGAACACGGAGAACTGAAATGGATACGACTGAAAAACTTGACTACGGACCACAAAATTGTCACCGTAAGGGGCAGCGGGGAAAATGGGTTGGAAAACTGTGCGTCTTTCCAGGATGTTCAGAGCCTGCAAAATGTAGGGGATACTGCACGTCGCATTACGGAAAGAAGAAGTGGGCAGACGGACATCGGCCACCGTCTCACAACTCAATCTCAAGGAGAAGTATTCGTCTCAAGTTTAGATACGGGATCACGGGTGCGGAATACGATGCGATGGTCGAAGCTCAGGGAGGCAGATGCGCAATCTGTAACCAACTTCCAGGGAAAAACGTCCGAGCACATTGGGGAGGAAAGTTGTGCGTCGATCATTGCCACGAAACAAACAGAGTTCGTGCGTTGTTGTGCAACGATTGCAACCTTGCAGTCGCATACGCAAAAACTGAAGCAACAGCCCTTGCCGTGGCCAGGTACTTGCGACTTCACCAGCGAGAAGATTGAAAGTATCGTTCCGGATGGAATCGAAGAAGTGTTTGATGTCCAAGTGGAGGGAACTGAAAACTTCATCGCCAATGGATTGGTTGTTCACAATACAAGATGGCACTTGGACGATCTCGTCGGACGCCTTTTGGCGAACCAGCCCGGTGTGTGGCGCCACATCAACTTCAAAGCCATCGCCGGGCCGGGTGATCTGCTCGGGCGCAAGTCGGGCGAGGCGTTGTTCCCGGAAATCAAGTCGGCGAAGTTCGTCACCGAGCAGCGGAACAACTTGACACGATACTGGGCATCGGCGCTTTACGACGGTGAGCCAGTGCCGAGGGGCGGACATCTCCTCGACGCGAACACGTTGCGGATCGTCCAACCGCATGACGTGCCGACCGATCTCCGTTGGGTGCGCGGGTGGGACCCGGCGGCGGTGGACAAGGCGACGAGCAAGAGCGGCGACCCGGACTTCACGGCGGGGGCGAAGTGCGCATTGGACAAGCAAGGAAACTTCTGGGTGGCCGACGTGACGAAGTGGCAGCTTGGCTGGCCCAAGAGCCGGGACCGGATTAAGTCCATCGCCGTCTCGGAGAACATCCCGCTCTTTTTCGAGGCGCAAGCTGCGTTCAAGGCTGCGGCGGACAACCTGTGCGAGGTCATGCCGCCGAACATCACGGTTCGCACTGTGGACGTGTCCAAGGACAAGGTGAGCCGGTGCAACGAGTGGTTCGCGCTGGCGGAGCACGGCAAGGTGCGCCTGGTGGCTGGGCCGTGGGTGGCCGGATTCCTACAAGCGGTGGAGCAGTTCGACGGGTCTGGGAGCTATCACGACGACGAGATCGACGCGGTGAGCATCGGTTATGAGGGCTGCTCGCAAAGCTGGTGGAACGCATTCGCCGGGCAGGGGGAAGCCGGGCCGTCGCGATTCGCGAGCGCGTGGAATCGACGGGCGGACCGCACGGCGGACGTGTGACGGGCGCGGAAAACGGGGGAGAAAATCGTTAGGAACGCGGGAGAAATCGCAAAGAAAATCGCGGTGAAACCGCAAAGAGCGCGATATGAACGGTTTAGAACGAAAGAAATTTCTTGCAATGTGGTCGGGAAAGCGTATATTGGGGGCATGAGAGCGATAGAATTTGCAAATAACCCGGCCCAGAAAGGGCTGGCCGTGGCGATTCAGAGGCTTCAGAGCATGGGATGTTCCCATGCGGAGACTCGGCGATTCTTGGAATCGCCGATGTGGACTGGGCTCTCCCCGTCCGAGGCCGCAGCCGTGGTTGCGGAAGCGGCGCGTTGTATCGCAGCCGCAACGGCAGCGCGAGACGCGCAAAAGGCTGGCTGCGCCGCAGAACTGGCGGCGGCGAAAGCCGAATGGAGCAAAATCCGAGCCCCGTATTGGAGGCTTGTGGAAGTGGAAGATGAGGACGGCGGCACGTCGATGGCTTACCGGATTTCGGGTGAAGGTCGGGAGGCCTTGGAGGCTGCTGGATTTCACACGTACGAGCCGTACGAACGGGATGGAAAGGTGGTGCGGTAGTCCATCGCCCCGCAAGGGGCACAACCAAAGGAAACGAAGATGAAGACATGGGTAGGACGAACACCGGAGCCCAAACCGCAGCTCTGGCCGACAAAGCGGGATGCGGTAAAGTCCGGCGCGGTTCGACCGGTTAAGGTGAAATTCCCATTCTGCTGGGGATGGTGCGACCTGTTCGATGGTATCCGCTTGAATGACGGGAGTTTTTGCCCAACGCATTCCGCGATGCTCATTGTGAATGGGTCCGCATCCGACGTGATTGGGATGCGAGATATGCAAGCTGTGTCCTGGCCGCAGGATTTGGCCTCCGCTTGGAGAGCATCATTCGAGCAGGGATAGCAGCCCTATTCACCCCACCAGCCCCGGCTCACAACCGGGGCTTTTTTGTTGCCCGGAACTTTCCGCTTTACTTTTCGGCGGGATGGTGTTTTGTTCGGGGCGTTGTGAGAAAGATCAAAGCAAAACCGAACGCTCCCGAGGCCAAGCCGATGGCAAAGCCGTCTCATGCTTCTGCTTTGACACTTGCACAACAGGGAGCGCCAATTTCACGGCAAGAGCGGTTGAAAGCCAAGACGGTCCAGTTCAGAGAACGACTCTTTGCGAAACTGGACCGGTACAATCAGCAAGTGCAGAAGGCAGCCACCGAAAAGGAGAAGGCTGCCTTCATCGTTTCCATCAATCGAGTCCTCCGCAAGATCGCCGAGGTCTCGCAGTCCCATCTGTTCGACGGTCCTGGAGGAAAGCCAACGCCTGCCGGGCGGTCGAAACCGAGTCGGAAAGTTGGCCCTGGGGTTCGCGCCAGATAAGATGCGACGTGTAGTCCCCTGGCGGTAACGCTCCGCTCACGGGACGAAAAGCGGTGCCGGGATAGGACGAAAAGTCAACCAGCCCGGCTCAAACAAGTCGGCGGAAACGCCGGATGCTACAGCGAGCGCACGAAAGACGCTACACGGGGTTATGGTGGACGTACCGCCCCCAAACGCTGGCAATAGGCTCCACACGACGGACTGGCAGACGCGAGAGTCACGATTCGATTCTCCGAAATCGGCCAATGAGAGGCACAGCATTTCCCGAAACCGGGGATGCTTTGTCTCCGCCGCCGAAGCTGGCGACGCAAGCAGCCACGAAGCGGGAATGACGCCGGGTGAAGCTTGGCGAAACGAAAAGTGTTGTTGACATCGTGGATGAGTTGGTGTAGCGGTTCAGTCGGATGCCGATAACAGCGTTGCAACCGGGGCGAGCCAAGGGCCGCATTACGGAGACTTTGCCGAGCGAGACCGACGTGGACGCCGGCGCGCTGTTCAACCCCCAATTCCTACCTCCGCGACAGTGGATCAATCCGATCCGTGGACTGACCCCGGCGCGGGCGGTCCAACTGATCGAAGCGGGGCAGTTCGGCTACAAGGCCGATCTGATGTGGACCTACGCGGCGACGGAGCGCAAGGAGCCGGTACTGCGGNNGGCGATCAAGAAACTCCAGTGGACGATCAGGGTCAAGGATTCCTACCGGGAGCGGCACGAGACCGACCCGTTCGTCCAGGATACGGTCGAGGAGCAGAAGCAGATCCTTGAGGATGTTTATGAGTCGGTCGACAACCTGACCGACGCGCTTCGGTGGATGGCGTTGGCGACGTTCCGGGGCTTCTCGCATCTGGAGAAGCACGTCGATGAAGACGGGATGATGTTCCACCTTGAGCCGGTCCCGCAGTGGTACTGGGCGTTCAGCTACCCGATCCGAGATTGGTTGTTTAACCCGCAGGCGATGCAGACCAACAGCGGGGCACGGATCGAGCCGGACGCTTTCGTGATCCGTGAATGCGAAGACCCGTTGGACGAAATCGCATTGATCATTTTCTTGCGCAAGAACCTGTCGAAGAAAGATTGGGACATGTTCGTGGAGACGTTCGGCGTGCCGTCGATCTTCGCGGTGTGTGCTGACGCGAACATGAGATCGGGGGATGCGTCGACGGTCGTCGGCACGATGGAGAAGATCATCGCCAACGGGCGCGGCGTGTTGCCTCCTGGTTGGTCGATCACGAGTACCGCTTCGGCTATCGGGGCAGCGACGCACCCGTTCCAACCGCATCTGGATTACCAGAACATGGAGTTGGTCTTGGCCGGGACCGGTGGCAAGCTGACGATGCTGAGCGATCCGACTGGGATCGGACAAGGGGCGAGCGGGCAGCACGCGGAGGTTTTCGCAGACATCGCTGAGGGCGAGGGCGAGGAGATCTGCCAATGTTTCCGGCGCCAGATTGATCGTCTGGAGTTGAAACGGCGTGGGCACGACAAAGCGATGGTCGAGTTTGCGCTGGAGATGAAAGACGCGGCGGACAAAGAGAAGGCGGCGAACATCTTGGGCGCGGTGGCGGCGGCAGGGTTCAGGGTGTCGGACGATCAGGCGAGCGAGATGCTGGAAATGGAGGTCACGAGCGCGTTCGGCCAGCAGGGCGGGATGGAACAGGACATGTTCGGCGGGGAGCCTGGAGCAGAAGAGCCTGGCGCTGGGGAGATGGATTTGGCCGAGCAGGGCGGGGAAGGAAGCGGGGACGAAGGCGGGGAAGGCGAAGTGGTGGTGGGCGGAGATGAAGGGCTGGCGGAGGGTGCTGCGAACAAGGCGTCCGACTACGACGCCCCATCGAGCCAGCCGCCAGCCGCTCCGCAATACAAAGCTGCGATGTTGCACAAAGGCGGTCCGCAAAAGAGCGCGGAGCTTTTGATGCGGATTCACCGGCCCTATGCCGAAGTGTCCGGTGAGCGAAGCGTGGCCAATCCAGATCCTCGCCCGTACATCACGACATACCCGACTGCGAAGGAGAACGAGGACTATTTGGAGTCCATGCGGACGGCGATTCGGCTCTATCAACGCAAGTTCGCCAAAGGTGTTTCGAGTGACTTGAAAGGCGTGCGGAAGAAGATCCGTCGCATTTTATCCCTTGACAACGACGATAAGTTGGTGGATGGATTGCGCGAATTGGAGAAAGAACTCCCATCCGAGCTGACGAAGATGCTCAAGAACTCCGCCGCAGCCAAGGCGATGGAGTCGGCGTTGACCGAGAGCATCGAGCGCGGCGCAAAGCCCAAAAGACCATGAACGGCTATCTCATCAGCAACAGCAAGTTCGAGCCACCGGCAGACGGTTGGGTCCAGGTCTTGTCTGCCGGTGAATGGCCGAACGCTGAAGCCGGGGTGACCCAAGTCTGCGACGGCGAGGCGATGAAGGCGATAGCGGCGGACTTCGCGGACCAAGCCAAGCAGGAGAATTGGCCTGGGATGCTGCTCGATTACGACCACTTCTCACACCAGAAGGACAAGCCGTCCGGGGCGGCTGGATGGGTCGACCAGATCGAGCAACGCGGCGATGACTTGTGGGCGCACGTGCGTTTCTCCGAGTCGGGCGAGAAAGCGGTGCGCGGGGGCGAATATCGGCTGATTTCTCCGGTCTTGTCCGGGTTCGTTGAAGTCCAGGGGGAACGCAAGAGGCCGACGAAACTGGTACGGTTAGCATTGACGAATGATCCAAACATCAAAGGAATGGAGCCGGTAAGCAACCGGGCAGTGGAACAGAAACCATCGAAGAAGGAACGTGATATGGAGTACAAAGACACACTCGTCGAACTGCTCGGGTTGAACCGGGAAGCGACCGACGAAGAAATTACGAAGGCAATCGACGACGTCAAGACCGAGGCGAAGAACCGGGCCAAGCAGGCCGAGGAAGAGGCGCTGAACGCCGCGCCCGCAGACGACTCCGTGGAGGACGACGACCAGGAAGCTATGAACCGGGGCAATGAGGCCTTGGCGACGCGCATTCAGGAGTTGGAGCAAGAGCTGGCCGACGTCCACGCGTCGCGGTTCGATCCAATGCTGGGCGAGGACAAGGAAGCCAAGGCGGCATTGCGGGAACTGTGCGTGATGAACCGAGGTGCCGTGGCCAAGGTGCTCGGGGCAGTGGCTCCGAAACAGGCCAAGGTCGAGAAGGTGGAGGCGAAGCCGGTCATCGCCCCGCTGTTTAACCGGCGCGTTCAGCCGTTGCCACCGGCAGCGCACGGCGAACAGGGCGGCCATGGGGACCCCGAGGCGGTGCGGATCGAGGCGCAGAAACTCTTCGCGGCGAACCGTAGCAACGGCATGACGTTTTCGCAGGCGTGGAAGATGGCGGAGAAGTCCAACAAGGCGCCCACGAACGGCGCGGACTAATTCGGCAGACAATCAGCAACAAACGAACAAGGAGAAACGATTATGGCAATCGGCAGTTTCATTCAGAGCAACACGCAGGAAGGCGCGTTCACGGCGGTCAACTCGTCCGCCGCGACGATGGTGGACAAGGAGGGTTACTTCGTCACGCCGACCGGCAACATGGTCACGCTGGAAGCACAGTCTGGCGGGAAGTACATGGAAATGGTTCTGGTGAGCGGCGTCACGGACGATCCGATTTACCTGCTCCAGGCCGGTGCGGCTGCGAGCAAGCCCATCGAGGTCTTGCCGTTGAGTCCGCATCGCAGTCTGCGGTGTGTGGCTGGAGGGGCGATCACTGCGAACGAACTGCTCACGGTCCACAGCGACGGGACGGCGGTGTCTGCGGTCAACGGATCGACCATCATCGGCTACGCCGAGGAGGATGCGTCGTCTGGTGGTTACGTCAAGTTCCGCCCGGCATCCCCAGGTATGGTCCACAGCACGGAAACGGCGTGGTACGACGGTGCGACCACGACCTTGGCGGATGATCACACGTTCGTGACTGGCACCAAGAAAGGGCTTAAGATCGGCGGGGCTGCGAATCAGAAAGTCGGGTTCTACAACGCGACGCCGGTCGTTCAAGCAGCGAACACGGCGGACATCAAAGACACGCTCGTTGCGCTCGGTTTCTTCGCCGACGGCACGCATGCCACTCCATTGAACCTTGACGGCGGCGCTTTGACGACTACCGGGGCGGCAAGCCTGACGGGTGGATTGACCACGGCGGGAACTGTGGCGTTCGAGACCGGGACGGCTGCTGCTGCTGGTTCGAGCGCTGCTGATGCGACTGCGATCAGCAAAACGGTGACGAACGTTACGGCATCCGACAATGCCAAGGGCGTGATCCTGCCGACTGCGGTCGCAGGCAAGCTCATGGTGGTGCACAACACTGTGGCCGACAAGGGTCTGTTCCTTTATCCAGGGGCCGGCGACACATTGAACGGTCTCGGCGCGACTGTTGGCGTCGTCATTCCCGGCAAGGGATTCGCGGTCTGTTACGCGATCGACGCGGCAGTGTGGGCGGTCATGATCGGCGACCAGTACAAGGCGGCTGGACACGTGAACGTTGATGCTGTGACTGGTGCGGGGACCACGAATGCGGATGCGGCTGCTTTGCCGTTTGTTCCTGGCGGGTTCTGTCTCGCAACCGGCGCGGCTAATTCCGGAGTGATTCTGCCTGCCGGAACGTCAATCGGGTATACGTATGACGTCTACATCGGGCAAGCGACGGACGCGATGAAGGTCTATCCTCCTCCTGCCAACACGCTGAACGGTAACACGCACACGACGGTCGGTGTTTCGTGCGCGGCATGGTCCTTGACGCGGTTCATCAACACGAACGGGACGAACTGGGTTGCGGCTGAGATTCCGAGCGCAGGCTAAAGCATGACGACATTCTCGGGGCCGTCTTAAGGTAGGGGCGGCTCCGGGACCAACGACAATCACACAAGAGAACAACGAAGAAACAAGGGGACGAACAATATGGCAACTCAACTCTCACAATTCACGCCGAGCCCGATGGCGGTGCAGTACGCGTACGGTCTGGCGCAGACGATGTCGCAGCCGGTCGCCAATTTCCTGGCCCCCACCGTCGAGGTGGACACCATGATCGGGCGCTACAAGAAATACGACCGCAAGCACGCTTTCCACATCCCGAACACGTCCCGAGCGATCGGCGGGCGTGCGACTGAGGTCACTTGGGGTGCCGAGGATGCGACGTACAACTGTCAGCCTCACGCCATCGACGTGCCGGTGGACATGTTGGTCCAGGACGAGGGATCGAAACTGGAAGACATGGTCAACGAGGCGGCGGATCTGGCGGCTGAAATCGGTTCACTGCAACACGAACAGCGCGTTGTTGACCTTGCTGTTGCCACGGTCAGTTCGAGCGCGACGGTGAAGCCGTACAAGACGACTGACCCAGACGATCCGATTGCGATCATCGACGGTTACATCAAGGACGTCATTCTCGCGGCCCGCTACGGCAGCGCGATGGGTGTCCGAGTTCTGTTCGGGGCGACGGCGTGGCTCTATATCAAGAACTGCGATTCGGTTCGCAATCGCGTCATCACGGCGGGTGCGGGCGGCAACCGTGGCGGGCGAACGGGTGTCCCGGCGACGGCTGCACCGAATGTCACGGTGGCCTCGATTTCCAACCTCTTGTTTGGTGAGCCGGAAACCATGTTGTCCCTGATGGTCAAGGACACGGCGGCTGAGGGCGTGACTGACGTCCCGGCATTCGTGCTGGACACCAGCGTGCTCATCTTCGCGGCTCGGCAGACGCCGACCCGGCGTGATCCGAGTTTCATGAAGACGTTTCGTCCTCGTGGGTTGTGGATGGTGCCTGGGCAGTATCTCCGGGACGACCAGCGTGTCACGGTAGCCAAGTTTGATTGGGCGGCGGACGTTCAGGTGACGAACTCCGCCGCTGCCAAGCGGATCGTGGTGAGCAACGCGACTTCGTAAAGCGGTTCCAACCGGCAGTGCGTTGGCCGGGTGCGGTGGGGCGTTGCGCCGAAATCGCCCCGGCCATCTCGTTATCATGGCCTGGACAGCGATCACAGAGGACGACCTGCGGGAATACTTGAGCGGGCAGGAGCTTGAGGCGTTCCGACGGGCGACGACTTCACCGGGGGACGAAGACCCGGTGCAAGGCATCATCGACAAGGTGACAGCGCTCGTCAGGTCATACGTTATGGCGTGTCCAAGGTACACGTTGGCCGGTGCCGGGCTCATCCCTGATTTGCTTCTCGATGCGGCGTGTTCGATGATCGTGGTCAAGATCATGGCGCGAGCGGGTGGAGTGGTCCTGGACCAAGGGGGCGAGCGAAAGAAAGCTGCCGAGGCTGCCAAGGCACTCCTCAAAGAGATCGCGATGTGCAAAGGTCCGATCATCACGCTCCCGACGGATGCTGAGGGGACAGGGACGGAAACCGCGCCTGGGATTCTTCTGCCGGTGTACCAACCGCCGCTCGATCCTGCCGGGGACGATTTGGTCCAGGAGTTCGACCGGGAGAGCCAAGACGGGATCTGACCCATGCCGCGCACGCCATCAATCGCTAGCAAAGGGCTCATCGGGGCCAAGAGGCGTGTGGCGTCCGGGTTCACGTCGGCGCAGTGGTCGCAAATCAGGCCGGAGGTGCGGCAGGCGTCGTTGTTCTCGGCGTGCGTCACGGACGCGAAATTCTTGGAGCAGATCAGGCGGGTCAGCCGTGGCGTGTTGGCCGGTGAACTGAGCGCGGCGGACGGAAAGGCGGCGCTCAAAGATTGGCTCGACCGGACGGGGTACGAACCAGAACCCGGCGAGGAAGGGACGATCAAGGACTTGTCGAGCGACGCGAGGCTCCACGTCATAGTGGACACGAACAGCAAGCTCGCAGAAGGCTACGGGCGGCACATGTGGCAATCAGAGCGGTTGAAGACGTGGCCTGCGGTGGAGATGTACCGGGCAGAGCAGAGGATGGAGCCGCGCAATTGGCCGTTGCGGTGGCGGCAAGCTGGCGGGCGGTTGCGGCGCGGTAGGTTCGTGGCACCGTTCGATTCAGACGTTTGGACGAAGATCAGCGCATTCAATCATCCCTACCCGATTTTCGATTTCAACTCCGGCATGTGGACTCGGATGGTTCATCGGAGCGAGGCGCAACGGTTGGGCGTGTCTGCGAATGCTGCGAAGCGGGTCAAGCCGCGCAAGCTGACAGAAGGCATGAAGACGGCGGCAACGAAGCGGATGGGGCGAACGCTCGCTGCGGCGGTGGCGAGGAACCTGCCGGGTTTCAGGCTTGGCAGCGACGGCGTGTTGCGGAGGGCCGGATGAGCCAACTGGTGTCAGTCCAAATCAGCAGCGTAGGCGCGGACATCAGGCGCTCGATGCCGACTGCCGATCAATTGCGCGAGGCGATGCGGGCGGGCGGGCAACGTGTGGTTGACGACTTGGTCGACTGGTATCACTTGACGGACCAGAGCGAGCCGAATCGGTTCGTCCAAGAGGGAAGCGGGACGCGGCGCACGCATTTCTGGAACCAAATCGCGGACTCGATTCGCGGACCGATCGTTGGCGGGGACTCGGTCGAGATCAGGATAACGGACAAGCGGATCAACCAGAAGATTTACGGCGGCGTGATCGCGGCGAAGAACGTCCCTTTCCTGACAATCCCGATCCACCCGGAGGCGTATGCGCGGCGTGCGGCTGAGTTGGAATCCATCGCTGGAAAGTTGTTCGTGATTCGGATGAAAGACGGGCGGCTGTTCCTGTGCGGCAAAGACGACAGCAAGAAAGCGGTGTTCTACTACCGGCTCAAAGAATCTGTGAACCAGAAGCCTTGGCCGACGGCGATACCGAGGCAACGGAAATGGTTCGTCGATTCGTTCCGCAACGGCATGAGGCGATTTCTGCGGAGTCTTAGGAACTGACATGGCGACGCTCACAGGCACAATCACGGCAGCGGATGGGACGGCATATACGAAGCACGTCCGGTTCACGCTTCGCAACCAGCCTCAGGTGCGCGGCACTGCCGTGATCGACCACAATCCGGTCGACGTGGAGTGCGATAAAGACGGGGCGCTCAGCACAAGTTTGGTCATCGGCGAATACTGGGTCCAGGTCAAAGGCGGCAAACCGTTTCGGATCGTGCTGCCGGAAGATGGGGCATACGAACTGGCCGACGTAGTG